TCAAAAAGTTTTTGCAATTGGAGATTCTACTGATCACTTGGTTCAAACCCGTGTTTTGGCATCTTATGGTATTCAGTCATCATTTAATTACAGCCTTTCTTTTGCTGACCTTGACCATGAGCTTGCTGCTGGGAGACCTGTTGTTATTGGTATCCTCCATAGGGGCTCTTTATCTGCTCCTACTGGTGGGCATATGGTTGTAGTGATTGGTAAGACTCCATCGGGTGATTATGTAGTGAATGATCCCTACGGAAGTCTGAATGATGGTTATACTGGTGCTGTAACTAATGGAAAAGGTGCTGTTTATAAAAAGTCTGAACTCACACGTCGTTGGACTCCTGATGGTCCAAAGTCTGGATGGGGTAGACTGTTTGATGCAAAAAAGTAGAAACGCCAACTAACAATACCAACGAAGTAAAAAATACCAACGGAGTATCGTTGGTTGGCATTAAGTTGATAAAAGAGTTTGAAGGATGCCACTTGAATGCTTATCCTGACCCATTAACAGGTAAAGAGCCAATCACTATTGGTTGGGGAAGTACTAAAGATTTTAATGGAAGTACATTTATGCTTGGAAAAAGAATCACTCAAGATTATGCTGATAAGCTATTAATATTTGATATTGAACAACGATTTCTTCCTTCGTTACAAAAAATACCTTACTGGAGTGAGATGAATGACAACCAAAGAGGGGCTTTACTTTCTTTTGCTTATAATCTTGGTGGACATTTCTATGGTGCTGCTAACTTCAATACTATTACACGCATTCTAAAAGAGCGTAAATGGAATGAAGTTCCCAAAGCACTAGAAATGTATCGCAATCCTGGTAGTAAAGTAGAAGCAGGATTGTTGAGACGTAGGAGAGCAGAAGGTAAACTATGGGTTTCCTAGTTTTCTTCCTCGTTTAGCAGGTCTTCTTATAAAACAAATAATTTCTGAGGGTTGTTTCTTGGGGATAGGTCTTCTATTCTCAAGCATCAACCCTTGGTTTGTAAATAATCGCATTAATATTAACAATTGTAGTACTAATGCTTTCATCTTCCTTCCTGATTATGAATCCATGTCTTTAGTTCATGTAGATAGTTTCTCAACATATCTGCTTTCTCTAAATGCCACTTATTTCCACTCTTGAAATATTCTTGAGTATGATTGTCTATTGCTTTAAGTGTATTATGTATCGGTGCATTCCAAGGCTCTCTGACAGGAGTATTCCATTCCCTTGGCATTTGTGGGAAAGCAGTTTTAAGTATTTAGATTATCTGTTAAAATAAATATCTAAAAGTAACAGTTGAAGTGGGAAGTGACAAAAAGAACTTGGAATAAAAAATACACAAAGAAAAAATCATCATTTCAACTCACTGACGAGAAGATTGCTCTTCTTGATCGTGAAATGAGAAAGACAAAGTTGGGTGAGTCAATCGCAAATAGCACTTCGGGATTATATACTGTTACTGGATTTGAACCTGGTGATCCTGCTGTTCCAGAAATTCCAGCAGTTCCAGCAGTTCCACCAACTTATGAAAATGTAACTGGAGGACTATCCAATACTAATGATTTTGTTTGGCCAGAAGATCAAGGTGACGGTAGTGATCCAGATGCTGCACCAAATATTCCCAGCAATTTATATACAACTTATAATGGAGAACAAGTAGCAGCACTTCGTCAAGTTGATGTTGATCATGGAGATGGTGTGGTTCCACTTGGACTTGCTTTTCATGGTAGGGCAATTTCTAGTCAAGTTATTGGATTCATAACTGCTGGAGGATTTAATGCTGTTGTTCAAAGTGGTGTTTTTACAACTCCTGGACCATACACAGATCTTCAACAAGCGTATTTAACTGCATGGAATGCTAGAGGGACAAGTGGAATATTTCAATACTTTACTACTAGAACAGTTTACTTTTGGGGTTCTCTTGATTGTCTTTTTGGATTTTGTTTTGGAGGATCTCAATATTTTCCATCAAACTTAAGTAATACTAGTACACCAAAAGCAGATCGTGCATTGTATTCATATGAATTGGTAATTCCAACAGATGCCAGTGGAAATCCCCTACCAAATCGTTTTATAACAGATCCAGGTTCTCCAGAAATTCCTGCTGTTCCTGGAGTTCCTGAAGGTCCACCTAGATTTGTTGTACTAAGTAGAGATAAATTAGGTGATCCAAATTATTTCCCGGGGGTTATTAAAGCTGGTATTGATTTTATAAAAAATATTGGAAATGCACTTTCTGAATTTGGAAAGGGTGCAGAAAAAGCAATTACTCAAATTGGAAATAAAATAAGGGAAGGGGAAAAGGCTTTATCCAATTTTACAAAACCAATAACAACAATTACTGATGGTATAGAAGATGGAATTAATTTATTGAGTAATGTTAAAAATATTTTAGGATCTACACAATTGGGACCAAAAGATTCTGGTGGAAGATATACTCTTCCTCCTGGTTCTTTGGGAACTCAAAATAATCCTTTACCAAATAAAGTTTCTTCATCAACTCAAGAGTATCTTTTAAAGGGATATAATCCTAAAATAGATGGATCTCTGGGTCAATATTTGCAAAGAAAAACTTCTATGGGGTTAGAACAAGGTGGAAATATAGGAGCAAAAGGAACACATAATAATATTACAGGAACACCATATATTGATAATAAAGGAAACATTCGTATTCCTGATACTTATGGATTTGGACCATCGGAAGATATTGCTAATAAACCAATTGTAAGAGAAACTGTAAATTTTTTTGCGGCAGTAGCAGATGCTTTAGGTGGAGAAAAAGCAAAGCAAGAGGTTAGTGCAAATGTACAAACATTTTTTGACCAATCTGGTTTTGGTCTCATACCAGGAACTCCAGGAAAAAATGCACCAATAGTTCATTTTGAAACTGTTATACCTGCTAGTGATGCTCAAAAACTAGCTCCAAACTATAAAAATCAATCAGTTAAAGAAGAAACTTTATTTGAAAAATTTAAAAGACAAAATCAACCAAATCAAAAAGAAACTAAAATAAGTGAATATGATTTATTGATTCAAGAGATACAAAATCTTCCAGGTCCAATTAAAAAGTATCTTCTACTTGAATTTGAGACTTCTATGAAGTTAGCAACTTTATCTCCTGATGAAAGACAGTTTAAAGAAAAAGAGATTCAAAATGAATTGTTAGTTAAAACTTCAAATTTATATATTGATACTCATTTTCCAGAAAATCAAAAGTTATTTAAAAAACTTCAAAAATCTATCAAAAGAAATATCAAACTCACAGACCCAAAAACATTTAAGAATGTTGCGGATACTCCATCATTTAAAAAATTACTTTCAGTTGACTATGTTAATAAAGTAGATGTTCCAAAGAAAAAACTAAAACTTCAGAATAGAAATAAAAAAACAGCAGCAAGATTTTTAAAGAAACCTAGAATAAAATCTGCCATGGACTTAATTGATGAAAAAATCATAGAACTAGAAAAGGATTTAAAGAAAACTGGAATAATCCCTTGACGCCCTGTTAAGATTGTGTTATTATAAATAGGTAAACAAATGTTATGGATTCCTAACAATCTGTAACATTAAACACCCGCTTAACCGAGACCTATGGGTGTATAAAAACGTCTCTCATATCCAGTCTGAGGGTGACTGGGGAATAGTAACTCCACCATTTCCCTGATGGTCTTACTAACTTAAAATAAAAATGACTGCTACAATTGCTTCACGTCAACAATCGAATATTTGGGAACAGTTTTGCAACTGGGTAACTTCAACCGATAACCGCCTCTATGTAGGTTGGTTCGGCGTTCTGATGATCCCTACCCTGCTTGCTGCTACGACTTGTTTCATCATCGCCTTTATTGGCGCACCTCCTGTGGACATCGACGGCATCCGTGAACCTGTTTCCGGTTCTCTAATGTATGGAAACAACATCATCTCTGGTGCTGTTATCCCTTCGTCCAACGCAATTGGACTGCACTTTTACCCAATCTGGGAAGCTGCTTCACTTGATGAGTGGCTATACAACGGTGGTCCGTTCCAACTTGTTGTCTTCCACTTCCTGATTGGTATCTATGCCTATATGGGTCGTGAGTGGGAACTTTCCTACCGTCTGGGTATGCGTCCTTGGATTTGTGTTGCCTACAGCGCACCCGTTGCTGCTGCTTCTGCTGTATTCCTGGTCTATCCTTTCGGTCAAGGTTCTTTCTCTGATGCGATGCCTTTGGGTATCTCTGGTACATTTAACTACATGCTTGTGTTCCAGGCTGAGCACAACATCTTGATGCACCCCTTCCATATGCTTGGAGTTGCTGGTGTCTTCGGTGGTTCTTTGTTCTCTGCGATGCACGGTTCTCTGGTGACCTCTTCGCTGGTTCGTGAGACCACTGAGAACGAGTCACAGAACTATGGTTACAAGTTCGGTCAAGAAGAAGAGACCTATAACATCGTTGCTGCTCACGGTTATTTCGGACGCCTTATTTTCCAATATGCTTCCTTTAATAACTCACGTTCACTTCACTTCTTCCTTGCTGCCTGGCCTGTTGTAGGTATCTGGTTCACCGCTCTTGGTGTGAGCACTATGGCTTTCAACTTGAACGGTTTCAACTTCAACCAGTCTTTGCTTGATAGTCAGGGTCGTGTGCTCAATACTTGGGCAGATGTCCTTAACCGTGCCGGACTTGGAATGGAAGTGATGCACGAACGAAATGCTCATAATTTCCCTCTTGACCTTGCTGCTGCTGAAGCAACTCCTGTTGCTCTTACTGCTCCTGCAATCGGTTGATAAACAACTGAATAACTGATATAATTAAGAGGGTATAACAACCCTCTTTTTTTATGTCTCATAATAATCAACACCACCCTATGGAACCCTGGGTAATTTGGGCAGGAGTAGGTATAATGGGATTCACCGTGATTGTGTTTGTCGTCTTCACTCTTTCAGTAATCTATTGGGGATGAGCACTATGACTTTCTTGGGACTATATCTAATCTATATTGGTGTGAGTGGATTGTTTAGAGATTTACAGAGATACAGAGAACAAACTGACGATAGGTAAATAACTAAATACTTAAAAAGTATTCGTAAGATGGACGCACAAGATTTTCGTAGTCTTCAAGAAGCATATAGTCAGGTTTATCAAGTTGATGAAGCAATCAGAAACCCTGAAAGCAGAAAGAAACTTCGTGATATTGAGGATAAGGAAGTAAGAAAGGGTGATAAATCAAAAGGGGAAAATCCACGTAGTAAGTATCCAACAGAAAAAGGGAAACTAGCAGGACACCTTCTTCGTGGTCCAGAAAGCACTGGGTCAAAAGGCAATCCAGTAAGAAGTCGTGGTGGAACTAATGCTCCTGCTGATGAAAGAGTAGGTAGAGGACCTCATCGTGCTGGAAACGCAGCATACTGGGCTGGAAATGCTGGTCCAAATAGAGATAGAGGAGCAGGAAATAAAGCAACAAGAAGAGCAGGTAAGTCTGTTCCAAATACAAGAGATATGGATGAAACTTTTGATATTTACGACATCATCCTCTCACACCTTATTGATGAAGGTTATGCTGATACTCAAGAAGCAGCAGAAGCAATTATGGTGAATATGAGTGAAGAGTGGAGACAAAGTATTCTTGGTTGATTATTATATGATATAATAAAGAGGAGACCTGTGAAGGTCTCTTTTTTTATAAATAGTTATGTAGTAGACACAGTAGCAGTAAGAATGAAACATAAACATCATATTGTTCCAAGACATATGGGTGGAACTGACGACCCTTCTAATCTTATTGAACTAACTGTGGAAGAACACGCAGAGGCACACAGAGAGTTGTGGGAACAATATGGTAATATCAAAGATTATTGTGCTTGGAAAGGTTTAGAAGGAACTATTGGTAAAGAAGAAATTGTAAGATTGCTGATGGACCCAACTGGAAGAGTTCATACAGAAGAGACCAAACAAAAGATGAGTGAAGCACATAAAGGTAAACCAAAGCACACAGAAGAAAGCAAAGAAAAATTGAGACAGTTTAGAACTGGTGCAAAAATGAGTGATGAGCAAAAAGAAAAAATAACACAAAGTTTGATAGGAAATACAAGATGTCTTGGTAATAAACTAACAGAAGAACATAAAGAAAATCTTTCTAAAAGTATGAAAGGTAATAAAAATGCTTGTGGTCCTCAAAAAGTTAGTGAAGAGGCAAAAAGAAATAGAAGCGAAGCATCAAAAGAAAGGTGGAGAAAATATAGAGAGGCAAAAGGTCTTGACCCAAACAAACCTATTGATAAGAGATACGATAAGTAAAAGTTCTTATTGACTTCCTTTGTAAACTATTGTAAACTAAATATGAGAAACAATATGGGAGGTTATGACTTCTTCTACACTTTCAATTCCAAATCAACAAAAAGGTTGGTTTGATTTATTAGATGATTGGTTAAAAAGGGACAGGTTTGTTTTTGTTGGTTGGAGTGGTTTGCTCTTATTTCCAACAGCATATCTTGCTCTGGGTGGTTGGTTGACTGGAACAACATTTGTTTCATCGTGGTACACACACGGTATTGCTTCCAGTTATTTGGAAGGTTGCAACTTTTTGACCGCTGCGGTAAGCACCCCTGCTGACGCTATGGGTCATTCTCTTCTTCTACTTTGGGGTCCTGAGTCTCAGGGAGATTTCGTCCGCTGGTGCCAACTTGGGGGACTCTGGCCTTTTGTGGCGCTCCACGGATCTTTCGCTCTGATTGGATTTATGCTTCGCCAGTTTGAGATTGCTCGACTGGTCGGTATCAGACCCTATAATGCCATCGCATTCTCTGGTCCTATCGCTGTGTTCGTCAGCGTCTTCCTGTTGTATCCTCTAGGACAATCCAGTTGGTTCTTTGCACCATCGTTTGGTGTTGCTGCTATCTTCAGGTTCCTTCTGTTTCTTCAGGGTTTCCACAACTGGACTCTCAACCCCTTTCATATGATGGGAGTTGCTGGTATACTGGGAGGAGCACTGCTCTGTGCGATTCATGGAGCAACTGTAGAAAATACACTTTATGAAGATGGCGATCAGTCGAATACTTTCAAAGCGTTTGAACCGACTCAAGAGGAAGAGACTTATTCTATGGTTACGGCTAACAGATTCTGGTCTCAGATCTTTGGTATTGCTTTCAGCAATAAACGTTGGTTGCACTTTTTTATGCTTTTCGTTCCAGTTATGGGCCTCTGGACTTCTTCTATTGGCATCATCGGTCTTGCTCTTAACTTACGTGCCTACGACTTTGTATCTCAGGAAGTTAGAGCGGCAGAAGATCCAGAGTTTGAAACGTTCTATACAAAGAACATCCTCCTTAATGAGGGACTTAGAGCGTGGATGGCACCAGTAGACCAGCCACACGAACAGTTTGTATTTCCAGAGGAAGTGCTCCCGAGGGGCAACGCACTCTAAAAATAAATAGAAGGAGTTCTCAGAACTCCTTTTTTTATGACTATTATTCTTGTGTCCTTCATAGCATTTGGAATTTTTATGTTCCTAATGTCTCTTACAGACCATTATCATTATTAAAATAAATACTCATAAGTCGCAAGCACTTATGGGACCTCTCCAATCGCCCGAAGAATACTTGTTCAATCTACAAGCAACAAGTCACTCAGAAGCAAAACGATTATGGAGAAAGCAAATAAAAGAAAGTTGGGATCATAAATGTGCTTATTGCGGTTCAGAAGAAGATTTAACTCTTGACCATGTTATTCCACAATCAAAAGGTGGGTTAGACATTACAAGAAATGTAGTATGTTGCTGCAAATCTTGTAATCAATCTAAAGGACACGATCACTGGAAATTGTGGTATGTCCAGCAAGATTTTTATTGTGAGAGAAAATTTAATTTGATAGAAGAATGGATGGCACCACCAAAACCAACTAATCTTTATGCATATCGTCCAAGGAAAAATATTGCATATTAGTATCTTCACACAAAAGATACATCTTTAATACATAGAAAGGTTGGAAAAAAACTATGAAAACCCTATCACTTTCAGAAGATCAGATTAAACTTCTGGCAGACGCTCTTTGGATGCGTCAGAGATGCTTTATTGCAGGAGACAGAAGATTTAAACAATATGGTAGAATGTTAGATGAACTACTTGAAGGAATGGAGTATACTCCCAGTAGATATTGATTATGACTTACGATACAGTATTCATCTCTGACGTTCATTTAGGAACTCCCAGATGCAACACAAAAAAGTTTTATAAGTTTCTTAAAGAACTTAAAACCAAAAAGTTAGTGATGGTAGGTGATATCATAGACATCTACTGTATGGAAAAATATAATACTCGCTGGACGAAAGATCATACCGAGTGTGTTCATCAGATTATTAACTTAGTCAAGAAAGGTACAGAAGTCGTTTATATTCTTGGAAATCACGAGGGTCAGATTCGTCGGTATTGTGATTTTGAGCATAAGAACTTCCGAATGGTAGATGAGTATGTTCACAAGGATTCAAACGGAAATAAGTTTCTTTGTGTTCACGGAGATAAGTATTCGGAATATTCTTCTGGGTCTTGGAAACAATTGGTGTTTAATAAAGGTTATGAGATTATTACTCCATTAAGTTTATGGTTAGAAAGATTCTTCCGATTTTCTTTGGTTTATGCTTTAAAAAATAGTGTGAGGGGAAAGAACTATATCAATCAATACGAAACTGATATTGCTTCTTACTGTGCCCAAAGAGATAAAAAATACGATGGAGTTATTTGTGGACACATTCATTCTGGAAATATTCGTAACTTTGAAAAGATTACTTATATGTGTTGTGGAGATTTTGTGGATACCTGCTCTGCAATTGTGGAAAAAAATGGAATTTATTCACTTGAAAAATATCGATGATTACTACAGAGACGCCATATAAACTCGCAGAGATTATTAGAGATACTTGGCCAGGTCTTTACAGACCGGCAAAAGAAACTTATAATATAAAAAGTCAGAAGAAAAAGAATGTATGATTATTGGGTAGTGACAGATAAAACCATAGGTAGAGTGATTGCTCACTGCGGTGAAGAAAAAGATGCTTTAATGTTAGTTGGATTTGATAAGAACAGAAGAACTTATCGAAAGCAAAAGTTCATTATGGACCAAGTCATTACGGTAACAACGACAACAGACAAACAACTTCCGGGTCAACAAGGACTACCTGCTGCAAAAGAAGAACTACCTCCTGTAGATTTTCAACAACAAGTATGGTTGCCTGAGGGACAAGGAATTCCAGTTAATGCTAAATAACTTTCAGTTTAGTGAGAATCATGAAGTTTACAGTTTATTCAAAAGACGGTTGCCCATATTGCACAAAAGTCCAACAGGTGCTAGAGTTAGCAGAACTGCAACATGTAGTTTACAAACTTGGAGTGGATTTTAGTCGTGAAGAATTCTATGCAGAATTTGGACAAGGTTCTACTTTCCCCCAAGTTATTGTAGATGAAAAACATATTGGTGGATGTACTGATACCGTTCAATATCTGAAGGAGCAGAATTTGGTTTAATGGATAGCAACTTTCACGAAGTTTATGGTGATGTTGAAAAAGCGATTGATTATGCTTTTAAAGGACAGTTTGTTTTAAAGTTTTATGATTATCTAAAAGTTCGTGGAACCAAAAGAATAGAAGTTGAAGAGTTTATTGAAAGTGCAACTGCAAGTGAGTTAAGTAATCTTGTAATGGATCTTGATGATTATCTTGAAGGTGGTTCTGATGAAATGCACAAACAACTTCGTGAAGGTTATGGACACATTCCAAAACCACAGGCAAGAAAAATCAGAAACTACTTATATGCTATCTTAGAGGATGCATGGAAATATAGTCATGACAAAAGACCAGGACGAAGGAAAAAGGAAACTAAATAATGATGAACCCCAAATTAATCGGGGTGTTGAGTTATTACTACGCAATAGGAGAAGATCAGAAAAACCAAAAACTTTTCAAGTGAAGTTTGGTAAGATGATCTCTCTCTTCCGCAGAGAGTTTCATTTCTTTATAGACTTTCATTTTGACATAAGAAAAAAGTAAATTCTCTGGAGAAGACAAATGTTAGCAGTAACTCTAACCATAGGAACACTGGTCTCAATTATGTTCTTTTTTGTAGGAGGAGTAGTAGGATGGTTAGCAAAAGAACACTTCTACCAAACTCAACCAGTTTACGTTCACCCAGAGATGTTTGATTCAAATGGGAATATAATACCCGACGAAATTTTAGCTGTGAGATTTGAAAACGATTATGAGTACACCGACGAAGACGAAGAAGACGACGATTGAAAAACCAATCGATACTCTTCCCCCAAATCCTTTTGTATATGAAATTTTAGAGCTTGCTTCGAAGCAAAGAAGTAATGCTAAAAAAGTGGAGGTTCTTAAAACTTATGCACACGATTCTGTTAAAAGTATTTTTATTTGGAACTTTGATGAATCAGTAATAAGTCTCCTCCCAGAAGGTGATGTTCCTTATGCTGATGCAAATGATCAGACTGTTTACTCAGGAACTCTCTCTGAGAACTTAGCAAAAGAAGCATCTGGTGGAGAGTCTGCTACGGGACAAGATCTTGATGGTAGAGGTAAAACATCACTTAGGAGAGAGTATCAAAATCTCTACCATTTTGTAAAAGGTGGTAACCGAAATCTAAATAATATTCGTAGAGAGATGATGTTCATCAATCTTTTACGAGGACTTCATCCCAAAGATGCAGAAATATTAATTCTTACAAAAGATAAAAAACTTTCATCTAAGTATAAAATCACAAAAGAAAATGTAGCAGAAGCTTATCCCGACATTCAGTGGGGAGGTCGTTCGTGACAGTTGCTGTAGATACGGAGAAAAGTATGGCAGAAAAAGAAAAAGAAGAAAAAAATATTCTGCCTAGTAGTTATGGATGTGAAGTATTGCTTCAAGGCACTACATTAGATAAAGTAAAAGATCCTTCTTTTCCAACTGACGCTTTCTTAATTTGGTATAATAATGAAGGATCCAAAAAACTTGATTTAGTAAGAGGGTCTAGATCTCGTATATTTGATATGTACTATGATAAATACGGTCCAGGAGCTATTCAAAAGATAGACTTTGGATATGGAAGAACAAACCCTAAACTATGGGGATATAAACAACCAGAAAAGAAAAAGAAGAGATGAGCGAAGGTTTTAGAGGATTTGCTAAACCAGCAAAAGATAAAGAACTTAAACTGTATATTAAAAACAGAGAAGTTGAAAAACTTATTAAAGAATATAAAAAACTTAAAAAGTATCAAAAATCATCAATATTTGAGATTGAAAAACTTTCTGGACAAGAAACTAAGATAGATAAATTACTAAACGAATATGGGATAGACCCCGAAGCAATTGAATAATGGGAAAGCATTATCTTCTTAACTTGTATGAATGCTCGTTTGTCCTTTTGGATGACGAGCGTTGTCTTATAGATCTATTAGAAAATGCAGCAATTGCAAGTGGTGCTACTGTGGTACAAACTATTTCAAAGAAATTTGAACCACAAGGAGTTACTGTAATTTGCCTATTGTCTGAAAGTCATATCAGCATTCACACTTGGCCCGAAGAAGGTAAGGCAGCAGTAGACGTTTATACTTGCGGCGATTGTAATCCTAAGATCGGATGTGACATTATCATCCAACAACTTTACGCACAAAATCATACCTTGAGTTATATTGAAAGGTAATGCTAAATAACCCTATATGGAGATTGCATATGCTCTCTACACAATATCGTTTGCGTCTTGAAGCAATCTGCGAACGAATTGCAAAACATGAAGAAGTAAGTTTAGAAGACATGATATGGGCAGAGAAACTTGCTAAAGCAAATAGAGCGGCAGCAACCATTCTGCGACAAGCAAGAAGAACCGCAGAAAATCCTAATATGATGGAGGGAGATATGGATGATTTTTTAAACCAACTTGACATCGGTGGAATAGGCAACGAACGTTTTGGCAAACGTGGATTTGATGACATCGATGATATGGTTGATTGGTGGACAAAAGATAAACCTGATGACTGGCGGCAGCGAGATTAAAACGGTATCACATTTTACAAAACTTCTTGACTAAATACGTCATGAGGTCTATAATGACTTTACGTTCATCCAGGTAACTGGACGCAAGTAGGACGGCGGAACGGATCGTTCATTCGCTATTCGCAAATAGCGAACGCAAACCGCCCGAAGGAACGGGACTAACCATCTCATTTCTTTGGAGGAACCCCCAATGTCTAAAGTAGTTTATCGCGGTGTTGAGTATGACACCGAAGCACGTCGTCAGGCACAGCAGCAGGTACAGCAACAACCCCAACAGTACAACGAAGTTTATCGCGGAGTTAAGTACACTAAGGAGGGGCATAAATGAAAAAACTTAATGTTCTCCAACTCATCAAAGAGCAGAAGCAAAAAGAAGAGAGGCGTCGTAAAGCATCTCTTGCTACTCTAGTAGCAGCAAAATGATTCAGAGGGGTCTTGACGACCCCTCTTTTTTTGGGTATAATTAGCTTTGTCAGCATTCATATGAATGGATAAAGAGAAGCTTAAGTTAATCGTCAGAAACCTTGAGTCTTTAGTAGAATGTCTAAAGTCAGAGATTTATTCTGATGTAGATTCTTATAAAACAAGCTATGAAGAAGTAGCACCTTACATTTCAGATTACGACGAAGTATTTTATGAAGACGATGATGAATGAACTAACAGAGTTTGAGTTTATGAAACCAGAAGTAAAACTCATTAGTGTTACTCCAGATGCAGAGAAGCATATGGCTTACTGTGCTAGGGTAAGTAATCCTGCTAATCAAGAGAATGAAAAGTTCTCTGGACTGCTCAAGTATTGTATCCAGCATCAACACTGGAGTATCTTCGAACAGGCCAGCATGACTGTAGAGATCAATACTACAAGAGGTATTGCAGCTCAAATCTTACGTCATAGATCCTTCACATATCAAGAATTTTCACAGCGTTATGCTGATAGTACTCTTCTTGGTAAAACGATTCCTCTTCCCGAACTTCGCAGACAAGATACTAAAAATCGTCAGAACAGTATCGATGACATTCCCGACTATTTGAAACTAACCTTGCTCGAAGATATTCGTATTCACTATGAGAGTGCTCTGAGACTCTACAACCGTCTTCTGGAGAAAGGTGTGGCAAAAGAGTGTGCAAGGTTTGTATTGCCCTTGGCGACGCCTACAAGACTCTATATGACTGGTTCTGTGCGATCCTGGATTCATTACATCGATTTGCGATCTGCTCACGGTACACAGAAAGAACATATGGAGATTGCTGAACTAGTTCGTTGTATCTTTACTTGTCAGTTTCCTGCGGTATCTGAAGCACTTGGTTGGACTCGTGAGGGATGTGAAGAATGTTTAGATGCACCTTCTATTACTATTGAATAAATATTTTTACAAATTATTAACAATCTATGGCAATATATCCAATCGTACATAAAGATACTGGCGAAAAGAAAGTCATCGAAATGAGTGTTCATGATATTCAGAAATGGTATGAAGAAAATCCAGAATGGAGAAGAGATTGGTCTGAGGGGTGTGCAACACCCGGGGAAGTTGGAGACTGGCAAAATAAGTTAGTCTCTAAACACCCTGGATGGAACGAAGTTCTTAAATCCGCATCAAAAGCCCCAGGCGCAAGAATCAAACCACTCTGATAGGTTATGCCAGCAAAAAGAAACGCTCCAAAGTCACCCGTCCCATTTGGAATGAGTAATAAACAAATGAAAAGAAAAAAACCACTCAACTCTGACTTGATGAGAAAGATTGAGCCTCTGACAAAAAATCAGGAGGAACTTTTTCGTTGTTATAAGTTAGATCAAAACCTTGTTGCTTATGGTTGTGCTGGTACAGGTAAGACATTCATCACTCTCTATAATGCTTTAAGAGATGTACTTGATGAAAAAACCCCTTACGAAAAAATTTATCTTGTACGTTCTCTTGTAGCAACGAGAGAGATTGGTTTTCTTCCTGGAGACCACGAAGACAAATCTTCGCTTTATCAGATTCCATATAAGAATATGGTAAAGTATATGTTTGAGTTGCCATCGGAAGCAGACTTTGAAATGCTTTATGGTAATCTCAAAACTCAAGGAACAATCAGTTTTTGGAGTACATCTTTTATTCGTGGAACAACTCTTGATAACTCAATCATTATTGTTGATGAGTTTCAAAACTTGAATTATCATGAACTTGATAGTATAATCACTAGAGTAGGTGAAAATAGTAAGATCATGTTCTGTGGTGATGCCACTCAATCTGATCTTATCAAGACGAATGAAAAGAATGGAATTATTGATTTCATGAAAGTGCTTCGTATTATGCCTTCGATTGATATTATTGAATTTGGAGTTGATGATATTGTTCGCTCTGGATTAGTGAAAGAATACATTCTTGCTAAAATGGAAATTGGTTTATGAACTTTATTCATCATAATTTTTTAGGTGACCTTGAACTAGAAAAGAAAGAACAAAATGGCATCCGTCTCTACAATCTTCCAAATGGAGCATGGGTGCCTTCTATTACTTCAGTTACTTCATTCTATAATCGTCAGATTTTTGTAAAGTGGAGAGAGCGTGTAGGACTTGAAGAAGCAAATCGTATTACACGTCAAGCAACTGCAAGAGGAACAGATTTTCACCAAGTCTGTCAAGACTACCTTGAAAACAAAGAACTCAACTGGGATGATTATCAACCTCTGACAAAGTTTATGTTTCATCATGTTAAATGTGAACTTGACAAGATAAATAATATTCATGCAATCGAAAGAACACTTTATTCTGAGTATCTTGGACTAGCAGGAAGAGTAGATTGTATTGCAGAGTATGAAGGAGAACTTGCAGTTATAGACTTTAAAACCTCAACTAAGATTAAACCAGAAGCATGGATTGAAAACTATTTTGTTCAAGAAATGTTCTATGCTGCTGCATACTATGAGTTAACTGAAATCCCTATTAAAAAGTTAGTTACATTAATGGTAACTCCTGGTGGTGAAGTTAAAGTGTTTGACAAAAGAAACAAAGGGGACTATATTAAACTATTAGTTCGTTATATTAAAGAATTTGTACATCACAATATTGGGTCAGATGGAGAATGAATTAGAAAAAGCATTAGAAGGTAAATTCTTTTGTCCGTCAAGATTTGCTCAGGAAATTGAATCTCTTGTTCATGCTAATGATGACATGAGTTATATTGACGCAATCGTTCATTTTTGCGAAAAGAATAATATTGATGTAGAATCAGTACCTAAACTTATTTCGAAACCTCTGAAAGAGAAAATTAAGTATGAGGCTATGGAACTTAATTTTCTTAAGAGGAGTTCGAGAGCAAGACTACCCCTTTGATAAATGATGCCGGTTGATGCCTATCGTTGTTATCTGTCTTTAAAGAATCATTTTACGAAAGACAGTTACGACTACCACAAATACTGTGGTAAAAGTCGTGCGACTGTACAATCTTTCTACAAACGGAAAGATCGTTTCTGGTTCGAAAAAGTCTCCAGACAAAAAACAGATCAAGAAATCGTTGAGTTCTTTGTATCAAACTTTATCACCTGTACTGATCCAAGTAAACTTTGGATAGGAGAAATGATGAGAGAAGGTGAGGAAAGATATGAAGCATGGAAGAAAAGAAATCAATCACTTTCTTATGTTTTTAAAGAAGAAACTCAAAAACTTTTTGAAGACCTAAAGGTAGATGAAGTATTTGACTGTAAAAAAGGTCATCCACCCGTCTTAAAAAATTTCCTGAACGGGAATATTAGTATAGAAACCTTGGTAATCTATGATAAAATATTCCTGTTCGGGAAAGATTTTGATAAGAAACTTTTGGACCCTGTGTGGGAAACCGTCAGTATGAAAATGAAAAAGTACAGTCCCTTTCTAAATATTGATGTACAGCGTTATCGCAAACTTTTGAAAGAAGTTATTTTAGGAGAAAAATGAGTTTCTTCAAATCTGAAGTTGTCCGTGCAGAGATGACTGAAATTGGTGAGATGCAAGAAGATGTTTATAAAAATGTCTTTAAGTTTCCCACGATGACAAAAGAAGAAAAACTAGAGCATGTAAAACTCTTGGAAAAACTTCTTGATAAACAAAAGGTTCTGTATACTCGTTTAAGTTTATCTGATGACCCAGAAGCGATTCAGATGAAGGAACGAATTGCGGAGTCTGCTTCTATGATGGGTCTTCCATCAAATGTTGATATGAATGTGATCTTCAATAATATGTCAAGTATGCTAGATGTGATGAAGCAGCAGATTGACAAGACGGGTTCCGACCTGTAGAATAACGAAGTACACAAAAGCCAAATCCTTACAAATACGAGGTAATCTAATGTCTTTTAACGATCTCAAAAAGCAATCTTCTCTTGGTTCGCTGACTGCGAAACTGGTAAAGGAAGTAGAGAAGATGAGCACAACTTCCAACGGTGCTGATGAGCGTCTCTGGAAACCCGAAATGGATAAGACTGGCAACGGTTTTGCAGTCATTCGTTTCCTTCCTGCACCTGAGGGTGAAGAACTTCCCTGGGCTAAGATGTACTCTCATGCATTCCAAGGTCCTGGTGGTTGGTATATTGAAAACTCCTTGACTACTGTTGGTGGTAAAGATCCAGTTTCTGAATACAACCGCGAACTTTGGAATAGTGGTAGTGAAGCAGATAAAGAAACTGTTCGTAAGCAGAAGCGTAAACTGTCTTACTACAGCAACATCTACGTTGTAAAAGATCCTGCTAATCCTGCAAACGAAGGTCGTGTCTTCCTGTTCAAGTATGGCAAGAAAATCTTTGATAAGATTATGGAAGCCATGCAACCTGAGTTTGAGGATGAAACTCCTATCAATCCTTTTGACTTCTGGCAGGGTGCTAACTTCAAACTCAAAATCGTAAAGAAAGATGGGTATTGGAACTATGACAAGTCAGAATTTGACCGCGTTGCACCACTCTTGGATGATGATGATGCTCTTGAATCCGTCTGGAAGAAAGAGTACTCTCTCGCAGCGGTAACTGCTACTGATCAGTTCAAGTCTTATGAAGATCTTGAAAAGCGTCTGAAGTATGTTCTGGGTCAAAAGTCTGCCGATCGTCCTCGTCTGGATGAAGAAGTAGAAGATGAAGATAATGATCGTGGAACCTATACTCCAGATTTTACTTCACGTCGTCCTGAACCTGAACTTCCTGCAGTAGAATCTTCTGTTCTTCGTCCTTCAAATGATGAAGACGAAGATGATGCTCTCTCTTACTTCCAGCGTCTTGCCGAGGAGTGAAGTATAATCAAATCTGCTTGACTCTTTTGGTCATAGCAGCTTATGCAAATCTACTACTGAAATAGTCTAATATTATCAGCAGTCTTCATGGTTTCACTCTTATATTGAGTGGAACCTTTTCTGTATGTCATAATGTCTTCTAAATCATCAAGTACAATATTTAAGTATCTTGGTTTTAGTAAGAAAATATTCCTTTTATCATTTTCTACTTGTTCCTCATACTCATAGTTTGTTACAGTAATAACGGCATTATCACTTGATATTGTTATTTGTTGATCAATAAAGAAGTCATAGAAAGAAACGGAATAATCAGATTCTACTTGAAGTCCTGCAGGAACAATCACAACACCTTGACTATTTTTAATTTCAACGGTTTCATAATGATGCACTCCATTATACAGAGTGTCATAATCACCATACTTGTCAAGAACAAATCTATCAAAATCGTTTTGTGGTAATGGCCATTCGGTTTGAATATTGATTACATTATTGCATACTAAAACCAACCAATCTAAGTTAGAGTTGTTATAGAACTTGAATGCAACGTTATCTGGTCTATCATCACCTTCAATTTTATATTTTGTGAAAACTGATAGGTCTTGGAAAATATCCTCTCTCAGTTTTCCTTTCTTAAAAAGATTTTTTACAGGAACGTAATCAGATATTTTAGCATTTGGTAATCTGCTAACGTATTCAAAATCGGGAAGTCTGCGGAAGTAATCTGACATTTTTTTATGGTTTTGAACTTTGAGATTCTCTAAAAAGTAAATCTTGTGGCATAGAACTTCCAGTATTTCCATAATCTTCATTAAATACTGGTTCAAGTTCTTGGAAAGTCATTTGTATTTCATAAGATACCATTACACCATCAAGAAATGTTGCATATTGACCTTCTGGTGTGTAGTTAACTATGAATGATTGGAGAGCACATTCTTTAATTGCTCCAATATAAGGATGATCTGCATCAGCACCTTTTGGTCTATAAAGATAATTTATATTAAATGTGTGAGGAGATTTTAAATATAAATTTGATATTGACTTTTGTGGCGACATTCCTTGCTTAAAAAATCTTATGATTTGAATTATTTGTTTTGCTTCATTTGGACTTCTTGCAGACATTTTAAATGTAAAATTAAAAGGTCTTAGTGTCGGTGCATTAAATAGAAGTTCCATATTTGGATTAAAAATAGCACCTTGAGTTCTTGCAAGTAATCCACCAATACCAGTCGATGCTTCTGTAAATTTTGTTGCTACTGCATTTTTAACTTCTCCAGAATTTGCAGCAACTCCTTCCACAGCACCTCCTACAGTATCTGCTGCTGCACCGAATCCACCTTTTATTCCAGCCAAAGCAATATTTGCTAATAATGCTTTGGCTGGGTCCATAGTATCTTGACCCCAACTTACGCCATTACTTTCAGATATTCCTGATGGTATTGGTAAAACAACTGTTCCCAAAAGTGTTCTATTTTTTGTTCTTTCGGCAAATCCTCCAAGATTATCTTGTCCAGTTTGAAATTTTCTTGGTTCATATTTTAACATCGTAAATTTAATCACATCTTGCTTCGTATTAGCAATATCAAGGGGATATATATATTTTCCAAATGAAGAAGATTTGTTTCTTGATAATCCACTACTTTCAATCTTTAAATCAACTGGTTGAGATCCATCGCCAGTTCCATCTGGATTATTTGCACTATTTGGTGATATTAGTTTGTTTGCTGCTGCTTGACCTGCTTCTGGAGTTCCTCCTGCAGATTGAACACCCTTTGATACTGTTGTTTTTGCAGAGTCTTTGATCGTTGTTATTCCCTTTTCACTTGATAATGCTTTTATTTCATTTTGTGTTAAGTTTCCGGCATTTGGATCTGGAGTAAACTTATTTGTTGATGGGTTATATGTTCCTAAACTTTGAAATGTATTAAATGCACCTTGCTTATAAACTTGAGTTATGCCTGTTGTATCATCTACAACAGGCGATAAGATACCTGAAATTCCTGGAACAGCAAACGTATTTTTACCAGGTTCTCCGTATGTTCCTGCCATTAGAAGGGTTTTTATTTATTTAGACGGAATTTTCCATACTGTAAGGAAAGCAACTCATCAAGCTCATTATATTTAACTACATGCAATTTGCCAGCAACTTCTTCCCAAGTGTATTGCCTTCCTTGCCTCCAGTGGAAGTTTATTCCCTTAAATCCCCATCGTTCTAAAGAAGTGCAAGCGATGAGTGGATGTTGATCATATTCTATATTTGGTGTTTTGGGATTGTATATAAATGTATAAAACTTTCCTGGTTCTGGATACAATACTTCTTCTTTAAATATATCCATTATTAATAGCATTATATCTTCTGGATCCGCAGAACCACTTGCTACAACTCTTCTCTGAAGTTCTCTTGTTCTTGCACTTCCTGTTCCTTTGTATTGACCGAAACCTTCTGCCATTACTTGATACCTAGTTCGTCTTCCGTAATGATCATAAACTCTATCAGTCTATCTGCACAAAATTCTTTTGCTGCTTTCCACTTTGCTTGATTGACTTCATATGTCACACATTCGTGAATATAGGATTTTGTAACTCTTGATTTTTTCACGGGAGGTTTTATTTGTTTTTTTGGTTTAACTTCAACTACATAAGTTTTTATCTGACCACTACTTTCCTTCACTTTAATAATAAAATCTGGAAAATATTTGTGTACACGATTATCTACTGGAGAAATGTATGGAATATAAAACTCTTCACTTCCCCACTCTAAAATATTTTCATTCAGATCACACCAATTGCAAAATTTTCTTTCCCAACTACTACGACAAATAATATTGTCTGGATTTCCTTTATATTTTTTGGGATAAGATGGTTTGTATTTACTCTTAATACTTTCTGCCATACATAATATATAAAGATCAAAAAGTATTTATAAATGCCTACCGCAAGGAAAATAGCAGACATTAAATCTAACTTATTGAGACCTGCACTCACATCTCATTTTGAGGTAGAGATTGGACTTCCTAGTGACGCAGCAGAATTTAGAAGATTTTTGGGTTTAAATGAAGTTCCTTATAGTATTACTGATCAAACACGATTACAATTAATGTGTTCAGAAGCAACTCTTCCGGGATCTAATATAGCTACTTTTGATGTTAATGACAATTTTCATGGTGTAACAGAGAGACACGCATACAGAAGAATTTATGATGATCGTATTGATTTAACGTTTTATGTTGATGCTGAAAATTATCTGCCAATTAGATTTTTTGAAACTTGGATAAAATATATTGTAGATGAAAGTAGAGTAAAAAGAAACGGTGTTGGATCTGAAGATCCTAACTATTTTTACAGGGTTAGATATCCTGAAGGTGCTGGGGGATATACTGCTAAAGGATTAAAAGTCATAAAGTTTGAAAGAGATTATAAACAAAAATTGGAATATGAGTTTATAAAATCTTTTCCAATTAGCATTACATCGATGCCAATTTCATATGATTCATCTTCTTTACTTAAATGTACAGTTTCTATGACTTATATTAGATATGTTTTAATACAAGAATCCAATAAAACAGAAACCCTTCCACAATCTAATGTTAATTTAACACCAGAACAATTAGCAAGAATTAATAGTATTTCATTTAATTCTAATGCAAATCTAGGCGTTACTCCACTTACTACTGGTGGGGTTCCTCTTTCTTCTTCACAGGCTTCTGGAAATAATGTTAGTCTCACTTTTTCTGGAGTAAGTTTACTTTGAGCATCTAAATAATCACACCTGAAAACTTCTATAGGACATTATGCCTTTACCAAAGATTTCTACACCATCTTATGAACTTGAATTGCCATCAACTGGAGAAACAATTCAATATAGACCCTTTCTAGTTAAAGAAGAAAAACTTCTTGTGATTGCTTTAGAAAGTGAAGACACAAAGCAAATCACCACGGCGATTAAAACAGTTATCAAAAATTGTATTCTCACGAAAAGCATTAAGGTAGAATCACTTCCTACTTTTGATATCGAATATCTATTCCTCAACATTCGTGGTAAGTCTGTTGGGGAGGAACTTGAAGTTAATGTTATCTGTCCCGATGATGGAGAGACTCAAGTTCCTGTAAAGATTAATCTTGATGATATTGAAGTTCAAAAAAGTGAAGAGCATACTAACAGAATCAAACTTGATGATAATATTATGATGGAAATGAAATATCCATCTTTAGATCAGTTTATCAAAAACAACTTTGACTTTAATGATAAGAATGCGATGGATCAATCATTTGAGTTGATTGGATCTTGTATTGATAAGATTTATACTGAAGATGAAGTATGGTCTGCGGCAGACGTTACGAAAAAAGAGATTGGTGAATTTTTAGAATCTATGAACTCTTCTCAGTTTAAAGATATTGAGAAGTTTTTTGAAACGATGCCAAAACTTTCTCATACGATTAAAGTCACAAATCCAAATACCAAAGTTGAAAGCGAAGTTGTACTTGAGGGCTTAGCGTCTTTTTTCGCGTAGCGATGATCCATATGGATCTTGAAAACTATTTTCGTTTAAACTTTTCCTTAATGCAGTACCATAAATACTCTTTATGGGAGATTGAAAATATGATTCCTTGGGAAAGAGACATCTATGTTGCATTATTACAACAGCATCTTGAAGAAGAGCAACTAAAACAACAGCAGCAGATGAGTAATGCCCATTTCTAAAGACTTAACAGATTTAGATTCACAACTTAAAAAAACTGTAATCTCTGCTGAAAGTTTTAAGAGAGGGAGCTCCTTAGATTCTTCTAAAAGTATTGCGAATATACATAAAACACTTTCAAGTCTTGCTGGACATACCAGGAAACTTGTTGGGAGAGTTATTTCTTTAGAAAAAACAGTCAATAATAACTCTAGAAAAATTACTGTTCTTAAGAATCTTTCACAATCTCAAAGTGGAAGAATGGGGGGAGAAAATATTGGTGCTAAGTTGCCTGGAAGTTCTACTTCAAATGTAGAAGATAATATCTCTGCTATCGCGGAATCCGTAAGTTCAATAGCAGAGATATTATCGGGAAGAAAAAAACTTCTAGACGATACTGCTGCTTTTGATAAAAGAAAAGCAGAGCAAGATAAAAGGTCACTTGCAGAAAGTAATCTTGAAAAGAGATTCGATGGGTTAAAAAGAGATGCTGAAAAAGTTATAGCACCAGTAAAAAGCATTTTAGATAGGATAATAGATTTTTTTGTAACCGTTTTCCTTGGTAGAGTAGTTTTTAAATTACTTGAATGGTTTGGTGATCCAAGTAATGCTAAGAAAGTAAACTCTATTATTAGATTTTTAGGAGATAACTGGCCAAAACTTTTATCTCTTTACCTTGTATTTGGCACAAGTTTTGGTAGATTTGCAAAAGGACTTTTTAAAGCAGTTACTTTAGGTTCATTCAAACTTATTGCTCTTATTGCCAAACTAGCTGCTGCTAAAAAGATAAGAGGTGCTAGAAAAGTTGCAGGTTTTCTTGGTGGGGGAAAAGGAAAACTTCTTGCAAGTGTTATAGGTACTGGAGTTGCCCTTGGGGGAACTTATGCACTTACTCAAGGATTGAAGGGTGGAGAAGACAAACAAGAAACCCAAAAATTTGCAGGTGGTGGATACGTAAAACCAAGATTCCCAACATTCTCGGGTGGTGGATTTAACTTTAAGGGAATGATGGGTGGTGCCTCTCTAGGATCTATGTTTGGTCCTCTTGGAATGTTACTTGGTGGATCTGGTAAACCTCAAGAAATGTTTGGTGGATTTGTAAGCGGAGAGAAGGGTGTTGATAAAGTCCCAGCGATGCTTAGTGATGGTGAGTTTGTTATGTCTCGCGGTGCTGTTGCAAAGTATGGTGTTGACACTCTTGAATCTATGAACGCTGCAGGTGGAGGAACAAACAGACCAAAGATGGTAAGTGGCACTACTTATGCTCAAGGTGGCGGTTATATTGGAACCCAGGAAGAAAAGAAAGAAAAAATCAAAGATCCAATACTTGAAAAGAGGGAAAGGGAACTTGATAAGATAACCGGATATTCTGGAGGAATGATTGCTGATCGTAAAGAAGACCTATCACAACAAAATTTGAGTGCAAGACTGAAAAGAATAGAACAACAAATGCAATCTCAAAGAGCACTTGCTTCTGGACAAGGTATTACTATTAAAGGTGCAGGTCTTGGTTCTAATATTGGAAAAGGTGTTCCAACAACTTTTATGGGTAGAGAGGCAATCAAAGTTTCTCTTCCTCCTGGTGGGTCTTATGAAAATGAAATAACTCTTGCGGGCAAAAGATATTTTGCTATGAAAAGGGGAAATGATGTCATCTATGTTTCTAATTTCACAAAAGGTCTTGCCGGACAGGTTGATAAGTACGGGGCAACGAATAAGTCATATCGTGGATCTGGTGGTGGAGTAACAAGAGAAGATAAGAAGAATTTACCCAAAACAAAAATTATGATGGGTCCTGATGGTCCTTTTGTTGGATATCTTGCGTTTAAGAATGGAGAACCAACATATCAAAGAGCAACACAAAGAAAGAAAGGACTATTAGAAAATATTACAAACTTTTTTGACCCTAAAGGTGCGAAAGCAAAAGAAGAAACTTTAAATGCAAGAACATTAAGACTTACCGCAATAAGTGATCTACAGGATTATCGAAAAGTAATGCCTGAGGAAAAGGTCAAAGAGATGTTGAATATGAGACTTGGACCTAATGCATACTCTCGTGCAGTTAATGATCTTAAGGCAAAGGAAGTAAGAATAAAGAATGAAGCAGAAATGAAAAAACAAGCTGGGATGGCGAATTATTCTGCTTCAAATGTTATTGCAGCTCAGAACGCAGGTAAGGTTTCAAATCTTGGATCTAATTATAAGCAACAGGAACTTAAACTTGCAGCTGCCGCAAATAAACCTAAAGTAAAACCAGTCTCACCTCCACCAAAACCACAATCACAAACTTATGCTCAAAAAATGCAAGCAAGGCAGAATGCTAAAAGAGGTGGATCATCTCCTTCAGTAAAAACACCAAATTTTGGTGCGACGTGTCCTAAGGATGGAAATAGAAAAGCAAGACAAAAAATTCTTGGTATTTTTTAGGAGACATATAAATGGCTATCTCTGCAGATAAACTTTTAGACAGACCATCAGAACTTCACAGACGCTATGGCGGAAGACTTGCTATGCAAAAGTCTCTACAAGAAAAGATGGTGGGAGGAGGTCCTGCAAATATTGTTCTTACTAAAAAATCCATAAAAAATATTGAGATTATAAAGGTCAAATTTGTTCAAATAGAAAATATTTTCAAAGGAACTCTTGCCTCAGAAAAGAAAGCACTTGATGAAAAGAAGAGAAGGGAAAGTAATACTAGACGCGAAAAGCAAGAAGAAAAATTAGAAACTAAACCAAATGCCGAAAAAGGTTCTGTAAAGATGCCTGCCTCTCCAAGGATGGGTATTCTTGACTGGATAAAAAACTTTATAGGAAATATACTTCTTGGTTACTTTGCAGTTAGATTGATTGATCATCTCCCCAAGATAATGCCTATTGTAAAATTCTTGGGAAATGCTGCAGACTTTATTATAGATGTTGGTGGAAAACTTTTAAACGGACTGGTGACGTTTATTGATTGGGGATACAAAGCCTATGATGCTACTCGTGGATTTATAAAAGGTCTAGGTGGAGAAAACTTTGCTCAGGGATTTGATAAGTTTGTTGGAGCGATTGATACCACTTTATTTTTGGCAACTGCTATTGCGGGCGATCTTCTTTTAGAATCTTTATCTGGTGATGGTGGAGGTGGTCTTGGAGATATTGTTGGCGATCAACTTAAGAAAAGAGGAGCACAAAAAGTTGCTACAAGTGTCGCTGGAAAGGCAGGAACTGCTGCAAAAGCAGGTGGTGTGGGTGCAGCTGCCGCCGCGGCTATCGTTGCTGGTGCAGGACTTCTTGCATCTGCTTTGGGTGAAGGTGCATTTCAACTTAGAAAGTTTGCAGTAAAACCAATACAAAAACTTGAGGACGATCAAAAGAACGATAAAAATCCTCTTACTAGATTTGGAAGAGGTGTTGTTTTGAATATGGTAAGACCTTTGTTTGGTCTTTTTCAAACAGTTGGATTTTTACTTGATGTTGTTGGTGCTCCATTTAGATATGCTATAGAACTTCTCCGTTATCCATTTTTGAGTGAAGAAGATAAGATAAAACAAGCAAATAATCTTGCCAAGTTTGATGCAAGAATTCGTGAAGACTTGAGGAAAGCATTAAATATGCTCACTCTTGGACTTGCATTTAAAGAAAAGGGATCCTTTGGAAACATCTATGGAAATAAAGGTTCCCAAAAACAAATGATGGGTAAAATGGCAGGTGGTGGTATTACAAGAGGTGGTAGAAGTCAGACAGGTGCTAGAAGGACAATAGGTGGAACAAAGAAAAAGGGTCAGTATAAAAGAGCATTAGCACAAAAACCATCTAAGATAGAAATCAAAACCGAAGATAAAACACTTAAAGAAACTGGAGAACAACTTGACAAGACCAAGTACTTTGGTCCAATCTTGGCAATCAGTTCCAAGATTATGGCAAAACAAGAACCAACACAAAAAGATTATGAGAATGTTGGTCTTGGAATCAACTTATTGATTTCCAAAGGTATTGAAGAAGATCAACTAAAGGGTGGTTTGGTTGCTGCTTTTGCTGGGGGTGGACTAGTTGATGATGAATTTTTAGAAGCAGCAGAAAAAGGAAGCGATATTACTAACTGGGTTGCTAGAACATTTAAAGGTGAAATTGAAAGTAATGCCCAAAAAACTTTAAGATTGATTAGAGAGAAAATAGATGAAAAGAAAGGTCCTGCTGGAGTTTCTGGACCTGGGCAGCCAGGGTCACCTGATATGATTAATATTCAGGGAGGGGATGTTGATTTTTGGACTCTTGTAGCAGTTGCTTCTAGAGAGGATGGAGATCCTCAAGCATGGGCTGATGTTGCACAATCAATTTATAATAGACTTGCATCTGGTGCTTATACTGGAAAGACTATTAAGGATTTAATTCTTGGACAAATGCAATATGAACCAACTTGGAAGTTTCCTAAACCAGGCGTGACAGGAAAACCAAATCAAGAATGGTATTCTATTAAAGATGCTGCTAGTGCAGGAATAGCTGCTGGTCAATCTGAAGGTGCGATGAAAAAAGTTGCAGCGGCAATTTTAGATCCAACTCTACAAAAAAATGCAAGGGAATTTATTCAAGGGAGAACTGACTTTAGAGGATATAGTGTTTCTGGGGGAGCACAAAGAAAATCTGGAGACAACTATTTTGGGTGGTACAATAACTATCGCGCAAATAAGGTAGGTTCTGTTCCTAATTTTGGTGCAACTGCTACAACTGGTGGATCTGGACCTGGAGGATCATTTGTTGGTGGAGGGACAGGTTCTGGATATGGAACTGGTGGTGTAAAGATTGCGGGTGATTTGGGTGACTATATGAAAGCAAATCGTGGAAAAATTGGAGTAACTGGTGATATTCACCAGCACCCAAGACACCCTAAACAGGAAAAAAGAAATTATTTTTCATATCATAACCAAAATAGAGCACTTGATATTGGTGGATATGGACCTGCCCATCCAAGCTCAGGTGGAAGAGACGAACAAGCACCTGTTATCAGAGCATTATTGGAGTGGAATAAAAGAAATGGATATCAACCAGTAGAAATAATTCATGGATCACCTGCTTTCAAAGGTCTGGGTAAATATGAATCTGGTCCAAGAGATCTTCACTCAAATCACGTTCACGTTGCTTATCACAGAGGTAAGGTTAGATCTGGTAAGGAAACCATAGCAAGAATTCTAAAGGACGAAAAAGTTTTAGATCCAGATACCTCTAAAGCACTTGACCAAATAAATCCTTTGCTTGCATACCAACTCAATAAAGCTTCAACAAAAGAAGGTGTTCTTAAAGTACTTCAGTCCTATGCTGGTTATGAACTACCATACGCAGAACCTCAGATTATTGAAGTTCCTGTTGAAGTTTCCTCTGGAGATATGGGGGATTATTCTAGTTCAAGTGCTGGAGAATCTAGATTTATTCCAATCTTTAGTGAAAATGATTCTTTTGAAAGTCTGTATGTTGGTGGGTAAATAAGAATAAGAGGTAATACCAAATGGCAAATCAAATAGTATCAAAATCTGCTGAAGCATCTAATATATCTAAACTTGATATTTTTTCAAATAAAACTGGAAAGCCAGTAAGTGTTACTGGTGGAACTATTGGATTGCTTTACTATGAAAGCATACTACAAGACTCTATCAGAGCAACTGTAACTTTCGTGGATGCTGGTAATACTATAAACAACAAGACTGCTTTGGATGGTCTTCCTATTGTCGGGCAAGAAAAAGTTGATCTCAAATTTTCTGATAATAATAATAATGAGTTATCTATGATATTATATGTTAACAAAGTTACACCCATGGTTGATGATACAACAAAGTCTATGGTTCAACTTGACTTAGTATCAAAGGAATTCATTCTAAATGAGAAAGTTAGATTGAACACTAGATTTGATGGAAAAATATCGGACCACATAAGAAAGATTCTGACAGATTCAAACTACTTGGGTACAGAAAAGAATGTTAGTATTGAAGAAACTTCAAATAACTATAACTTTATAGGGAATAATAGAAAACCATACTATGCTTTGAACTGGTTATCAAAGAAAGCAATCTCAGCACAGAACCAAAAGATTGGTGATAGTGCTGGGTATTTTTTCTATGAAACTTCCGATGGATTCTTCTTTAAGTCTATTGACGGATTACTCTCTCAAGAAAAGAAAAAGTCAATTATCTTTAACAATTCTCCTGACAGTAGAGGTGAAAATATCCCTGCTGGATATGATGTAAAAGCACTTGATTATGAAAAGGATAATAATGTAGATGTGCAGAAAAAACTTCAGATGGGAGCATATTCTACACGTACTATTCTTTTTGATCCTTTTACGTGTTACTATGAAGTGATTACTGAAAGTGCAAAAGAAAAAGAACAATCATTAAAACTTGGTGGTAAGGAACTTCCAGTTTTAAATAAGGAGTTTAATCGTCAAGGTGATAACAAAGAGTTTTCAAGAACTCAATATATGTTACTTGATAAAGGATCTTTACCCACAGGAAGTGGAACTGGAAAAGGTCAGGAGCAGTTGAATAAGTCAAAGCAAGAAAATTTTGAACCAAAGAAGATACTTAATCAGTCAATCCGAAGATATAATCAACTGTATACCTCAAAAAGCACCATAACGATAGCAGGCGATTTTTCTTTGCACGCAGGTGATGTTGTTTTTCTTGATGTGCCAGAACTACAGACTGATGTAAAAAATGATGATGTGAACAAAGAAAGTGGAGGTCTATATATTATAGCAGATTTATGTCATTATATTTCTCCAAAAGAAACTTATACAAAATTAAACTTGGTCAGAGATTCATTTGGAAGAAAAGGAAATCACACATCAGGTAGTATTCCATTATGACCAAAAGAAGTATCCAACAACACATCAACGATGACAAAGATCTTTTAGATGACTCAACTCTCTCACCTCAGATGAGAAGGCACGTTGAAGATGAGTTAGTTAACTTAGAAAAATATCAAGCAAATCATCCAGATCAAGATCATGATCCAACTTCTTTTGAGATATATTGTGATCAAAATCCAGATGCTGCAGAGTGTAAAATTTATGAAGATTGATAACTGATGGAAGGCGGCGGGTCTTTATTTAATCCTGGTTTTTTAGGTGCTAGTTTTCTCTGGTGGGTTGGTCAGATTGCTGACGACTCCACTTGGAGAGATAACATACTGCCAGGAAAGCACGAAAATAAAGACTCTATTCCTGGATGGGGTAGACGATATAAGGTAAGAATAGTAGGTCTTCATGACAGAGAAGAAGAAGTAATACCTTCTGATCAACTCCCATGGGCTCAAGTGATGTATCCCATCACAGCGGGTGGTGGTCAAACGAATGCTGCAGCTACAGCAAACCTGAGGCAAGGTAACTTTGTTTTTGGATTTTTTCTAGATGGACAGGACATGCAAGTTCCTGTTATCATGGGAGTCCTTGGTAATAATGCTCAGACAGCACTTAAGACAAAGATTGGAACTAATGAATCTAATTTTGCGGCGACAAGTGGATATGCTGAAGGAAAAGATCCTCCTAAAGGATCTGCGAAACCTTTAGTTCCTGATGAGGGTCTAGTAACTTCTAAACCAAAGGACCCTCTAGTTTCCAGTCAGTGTGCATCACCTCCTCCAGGAACTAAACTTAATCGGTTTGGATTGCGTCCTGATATTTCATTAACCAGAGAACAACTTCAGGTTGCTCAGCAAGCAAGAGAGAGTGCAAGAAATCAAGGACTGAATAGAGATCAGCAAGAGACTGCTGCTCAACAAGCAGTTTCAAATCTCATCAAAACGACTTGCCAACAAGCAAACTCAAAAGATTCTCAGTCATATCCCGGTGCAACTAAAGAAAACTCAGATGCTGTTCATGAACAAAGTGCTAGTGATGTAAAAAGAGAAGATAAGATGCAAGAGAAGATTTCTCTTCTCAAACCAGATAATATAGTTGAATCTGCTATTAAAGGAATACAAACTGAAATTGAAAATGTAACAAAGAAAATAGAAAAATATTTAAAAGCAATCAATAGTTATATTGACGCAGTATCTGGTCCAATAACAAACATACAAAAGGCAATCTCCGATGCCGCATGTATAATCGCAAAATATATGAAAATAATCTTTGATAAGATTATGGAATATGTTTTAAAACTTTTGAATAAAGAACTTACAAAAGTCGTCTCTGCTATGCCTTCAAGTATGAGACAGATGTTTGGTGATATAAAAGAAATTTTAACAGAGTTGATTCTCTGTCTTTATAATAAAATAACTAATGGATTATGTGGTTTGATTGAAGATCTTTTAAATAAAGCTTTGAGACCACAAGAACTTGAAAGACAAGCAAGATCGAGGTCTGGTGATAATCTAACAGTCCCTGATGTTCCAGTTTGTGCCGCAGAAGATTTAGTTGGACAAACAATCTCAGCAAATAAAGATCAGATTACTCAGGCAAATGATGCTATTGTAAATAATTTGAACGCATTTATAAATGATATACAAGGAGAACTTGCTGGAGTAAGTGGTGCATTATCGGATATTACATCTCTTTTAGGAAATATTAGTGGAGCATTAACATCTGCACTTTCTTTTGAAAATCTTAAGTTGAATATTTTTGGGTGCGAACTTAAACCAAATGTAGCTGTCTCCGATTATTATACTTTTTCAAGAGGTGGATC